GGCGGTGTAGCGCCGCTTTCCAGAGCAATGAACGATGGTCTCCATGAGATCAAGAGAGGCTTTACGGACAGAAAGTAAAGGAGGAACCGAGAGGGTTCGTGGCGAAAGCTGCGGGCTCTCTTTATTTTTTATGAGATATCACGACATACCACCAAAAGAGTGGACGAGCTACTACGGGAGCGTTTACCGATGCAATCACCCGGTGTATCGTGTCTGTACGCTCTATCGGGAACAGGGAAAAGGCCTGTGCGTGATCCAGCAGCGTTACAACGAGAAAACCAAGGCTACTTACTGGAGCGCCATTGACCCCTGGCTGACCGACAAGATCTATCTGCATGAAGGGTTCCGGCAGTATTTTGACAGCCACGCCAGGAAGAAAAACGCAAAGGGCGAATACCCGACTGTGACCGTACGGCAGATCATGTGGGCACTGCGCATGAAGCCCCTCAAGAAAGAACGCTGGGAGACCGTGTTTGACCGGAGTTTGATCTAGGCGCGAAAAATTCTCCGTGCTTTATGGGACAAAGGCCCAAGAAAAGGAGAATGTAATATGAACGAATCTATTTTTAAGAAAATTTGGAATTATTCGATTACGGTTGGGCAGATGATCATGACAGCAATTGCAATGGCGATTGTAACCGTTATTGTATGGCTGTTGTGTCGGGCATTCCGGCCGTCGAAAGACTGATATTTGACGATAGACCGGTTAAACACAACTTAAGTTGGGCCATCCCGGAGAAGGGCTTATGCGAAAGCATGGGCTCTTTCTTTTCGGCGCGAAAAATACAGCTACTATTATGGAGGTAAGAGGGCTTACATTGAAAGGAGAAATTACTATGATGAAAGCTATTAAGAACTTTATGAGCAAACCTATTACTTATGGGGCTTATTTCAAATACTGCGCCGCATGTGCAAGCATTGGCTTGGCATGTTGCGGATGGGCGTATTATCAGATGAGCAAACTGAACAATTGGGTTGATACAAAAGACGAAGAGAGCAATCTGGAAGAGGACGAAATCTGAAAGATCACGCCCTCTTATCTTTTTATCAAACCGCGAAAAATTCATGTTCCCTTATGGAAGAGATAGCTCAAATGGTAGAGCGCCACTTGATTGTGGAGGTGCGGATTCGATCTCCACTCTCTTTTTTCATTTTTATTTTTGGAGGTTGAACGATTATGGAGGACATTATGCTGATCCGGTCGAGTTTTCTGCGCCGCATCATCTCGCAGGTCATAAACAAGATACTGAAAAAGCAGTTACCCGGTGCAGAGGTACAGCTGGGCGAGGTTCAGGCGAACTGGAGCGAAAAAGAGCAGAAGTTGAAGATCCATCTTGTAGTGGATGCAGAGATGACCAAGGCGCAGCTGATGGATATTCTCAAAAAGGTTGATGTGATCTGACGCGAAAAATTCAGTGCGCTTTATGAGATGGTTAATCTCAGAATTATATTTTGGAGGTACGAAATTATGAAGACATTGGTGAAAGTTGCTTTGGGCGCAGTGGCGTTTTATGGCATTACCGAATTGTTCTGCGTTGACTCCGTTGCTATCATGTGGAGACAACTTATGATGCGCAATGAAGATTTGGCGGCAGATGCGCTCGATAACGCTATGAAGGACCGGAGTCCGGATTGGGAACGGAAGCTGTATGAATTCCTGAGAACGAATCAGGCTGAAAAGTATTTGAAGCGCTAACCAAATCGAGAGCTTACGAGAAATCGTGGGCTCTTTATTTTTTTCAAAATGGAGGTTGAACATCATGAAAACATTGGACGACATCATCCGGAGCTGCACAGACCCGGCGACGAAAAACGAACTTCAGGCGCTCAAAGAAAATCTTGAGCAGATCTATTCCAAGGTGGAAAACGCGGAGGACTACATGAGCATGTGTGCGGACGCAGATATTTATGAAAACTATCTGAGCGCATCCAATCGGCTTTACGAGCTTCTCTATGGCTAAATCGTTTTGTGATGGGGGTTAAACAATGAAACTGACGAAAACATGCGTGAAATTCTTGCGCAAGCACGGCGGAACCATCCTGGCGGTGGCGGCATCTGTAGGCGTGGTAGCAACGGCCATCGAAACCGGGCGGGCAACCACGAAGGCAAAGCATCTGCTCGAAGTGGATGAAGCCTTGCGAAAATACAACGAAGATGAGCAGGGCGTTGTGGAGGAGCCTCCGACAAAGAAACAAATTGTTCTGATGTGCTGGAAAGCATACGTTCCGGCTGCGATTCTTGGCGGCGGTACCATTGCCTGCATCCTGGGCTCCAACGCGCTGAACAAAAAGCAGATCGCGAGCCTGACCGCGGCGTATATGGCGCTGGGAAAGACCTATCAGGAGTACCGCAGGCAGGTGGCAGAGCAGATCGGCGTGGAAGAAGAAAAAGATATTTACAAGGACACGCAGGATGTTCTAGAGACCCCCGCCCCGGCAGGCACAGACGAAGAAAAGCTGCTCTGCTACGAGCCTATCTCAAAAAGATATTTCCATGCAACGGAAACGGAGCTGATGGATGCCTTCTACAACGTGAACCGGAACTTTGCGTTGAATGGGGAAGTCTCGCTGAATGACTTCTACTCCTTCCTGCCCGGACTGGACTTTACACCGGAAGGAGATATGCTGGGCTGGTGCGCGGAGTATCTGAGCAACGAGTGGGAATATTACTGGATCGACTTCAACTATGCCCGGCAGACAACGGATGATGGACTGGAAGTGTACTATGTGACAGCATTCCAGGAGCCGATCAAAGAGTATCTGGATTACGACCCGACCAGACGGGAACCATTTTGAATTTTGAAAAGGAGACTGATATTTTATGAAGAAGATCAATTGGTGGAAAGTTGCATCCGTGGCCATGATGGCTGCAAGCGCGATCCTGAGCTTTGGCCACGACCTGATCGAGGAGCAGCGCAGCGAAGAGGAAATGCAGGACATGGTGCGAGAGGAAGTTCAGCGTCAGCTTGCAGAAAAGAACCTGTAAACGCGAAAAATACAGTCTCCCTTATGGAAGAGATATCCAAACTGACAAACAAAGGAGATTGATATTTATGTACGATCACGACTATTATGCAAAGATGGACAAGGCAATGGTACGCGTACTGAAGGCAGTTGCACGTTCAGTAGGATACGGCTTTACAGGGCTGTATCACTATCTGAAGAAGCAACCGACCAGACTGTACGAATATATCCGTTACCAGATCCAACTGGAGCGCGATGATCAGCGTGAAACAGAAATTCGCTTCGAGAATTTGAAGCAGCACGGACATATCTGAAAGGCGAGAGCTTACGAGAAATCGTAGGCTCTTTCTTTTTATAAATTTTTGGAGGTACGAAGATGAACCTGAAAACATTTGCAAAGGCAGTGCGCAGGAGCGCAGGCAAGAACGCATCCAAGATCCTTGGTGGACTGGCAATCACGGGAAGCATCACGGCGGTCTATTTCGCTGTGACCGCGACCCCCAAGGCCATGATCCTGCTGGACGAGAAAAAGCAGGAGCTGGGCGTGGAAAAGCTGGACGTGAAGACCATTGTCAAGACAGCAGGCCCAGTGTACGTGCCGACTGCGCTGAGCATGGTGCTGTCTGCGGGCTGTGTCATTGGTGCAGTCCATGTGGACGAGCGGCGGAATGCTGCACTGGCCGCGGCGTGCACCCTTTCTGAGAGCGCGCTCAAGACTTATCAGGACAAGGTGCTGGAGACCATCGGCCCCGAGAAGGAACAGGAGATCCGGAAGACCATTGCACTGGAAAAGATGGCCAAGTGCCCCGAACCGGCAACCATCCAGCCTGCCAAGGGCCTTGCCACGACCGATGTTTCCTACGACCAGCGGGTGAAGTGCTGGGAAAGCCTGACCAACACCTACTTCTGGACGACCAAGGCCATGATCGAAAAGGCCGTCAATGGGGTCAACAAACAGCTGCTCAGTGACTTCCGGGTGAGCGAGAATGATCTGTTCGACTATCTGGGCATCGACCACTGCGTCAACGGTGACCTGCTGGGTTGGGACACGGATTCGGGGCTTAACGTTGATATTTTCTATGCGTCCCGGCTGGACGAGGACGGGATGCCCTGCCTGACGCTGGAGTATCACACGCCTCCGAAGTGGCTGGGCGGCTATTGATATTTGACCCGGCGCGAAAAATTCAGCTTCCTTTATGGAGGTAATACTCCGACATTATAAACTTATATTTAAGAAAGAGGTAACAAAAATGGACGAAATGATGAACATGAACGAAACTACTATGGAGAACGAGACTTCTGTTGAGGTCGTTCCGGAGGAGAATGTTCAGATGATCGATAACGAGGAAACTTCGAGCAACGGCTCGGGCATTGGTCTCGCTGTTGGTGCTGTGGGTCTGGTTGCAGCCGTGGGATACGGACTGTACCGGAAGCACAAGGCCAAGAAGCAGAACAAGGACGAGGAGAAGCCGAAGACCAAGAAGAAGATCGTCTGGCAGAAGCCCTGGAAGATCGAGAATGTCGATTCTGCACAGGTGGACGTTCCTGACGAGGACGTTGAGGAAACTTCTGAAGAGAAGTAATGTTAGGTAAGGCGAGAGCCGTGGAGAAATCTGCGGCTCTTTCTTTTTTGTTTTTTGAAAGGATGACAACATGGCACAAGTAAACATGCCGAAGAGCAGCATCGGACAGCAGCCTGCCGCAGAGCCCCAGAAGAAGTTCCATAAGGTCGTCAAGGGAAAAGTGACCCTCAAGGAGCAGAACGATATCCAGAAGATCGCCAACGAGTTCCTGGCCGAGGACCTCAAGACCGTGAAGAACCGCATCGTGGTGGACTATCTGCTGCCCATGCTGAAGAACGGTCTGTGGAGCATTTTCAACTCGGCGGTCAGCATTGCACTGTTTGGTGAGGACCGTTCCCGCGGCTCTTCGAGCAACTACTCCGGCTCCCGCACCCAGCGGAACAGCTACGACACCTACTATCAGGGAGGTTCCGGCAACCGGCAGGGAAATCCGAACCGGGCCGTAGGACGCAGCTTGCAGAACCTGGACTTTGAGTTCCGTGCGGATGCAGACGACACGCTTTCCCAGATGTACGATGCGATTCGCCAGTACGGTCAGGTCTCTGTGGGCGACCTGTGGGATCTGATGGGCGTTTCCAACGAGAGCACCGATTACAATTACGGCTGGTACAACCTTGACGGGGCGTTCATCAAGGGCATCCCGGGCGGATATCGCCTGATGTTGCCTCGCCCTGTACCGCTGCGCTGAACAATAAGAAAGGATTGATATTTATGAAGTTCCTGAAAAAGATCGACAAAACCGAAATCGTGGAAAATATGACCCGTGCTGCATCCAAGTGCGGCTACAAGCTGAAGAAGGCAAGCCCCACCATTATGATCGTTGGCGCTGCCATTGGTGGTGTGACCGCTACTGTGCTGGCCTGCAAGGCAACCATCAAGGCACAGGATATTATGACCGAGCACTATGCTCAGGTCGAGAGCATCCACACGGCCAAGAAGCAGATCGAGAGCGGTGAGATCCAGCTGAGCGAGGGCGAGACCTACACCGAGAAGGATTACAAGAGCGATATTACGACCACTTACGTCCAGACCGGCCTGAAGCTGGCAAAAGTGTATGCGCCTGCGGTCACCCTGGGTGCGGTATCTCTGGGCTGCATGTTCGGTTCCCACCACATCATGTCCAAGCGCAATGCAAGCCTGACTGCGGCTTATATTGCTCTGGACAAGGCCTTTGAGGAATACAAGAGCCGTGTATCCGACCGCTTTGGCAGCCGTGTGCAGGAGGAGCTGGAGCACAACATCAAGGCTGTGGAGCTCGAGAGCAAGAGCACCAACGAGCAGGGCGTGGAGGAGACCATCAAGGAATACAAGGACATCGCCATGCAGCACACCAGCCCCTATACCTGCATCTTTGATGAGACGGTGGACACCTGGCAGGCTGACAACCAGCTGAACCGCAACTACCTTTTCCTGATGGAGCAGGCGGCAAACAAGCGGCTGCGCATCCAGGGGCACCTGTTCCTGAACGACGTTCTGAGCAGCATCGGAACGCACGGCGGTGTGACCATGAAGACCCCGGAAGGGCAGATCGTGGGCTGGATCTATGACCCGAACGATGAGACCCGACAGAACCACGTGGATTTCGGTGTGACGAACTACGTGGAGGGAGACGAGGCACTGAACAGCTTTATCAATGGCGGGGAGCGCTCGGTGATGCTGCGGTTCAACTGCGACGGGCCCATCATCGACAAGATCTGAGACTGATATTTTGGAGGAATACGCTATGACCAGATTCGTTAAGAGACTGTCTTACCTGTTTGCTGCCATGGCCGGAGTCTGCTTCGTCTCTGGTCTGGCGGTTCTTTCTGAATGAGGTGGAACGATGGAAACTTTGGAAAGCACTTTCCTGTTTCTGGACTATCTGACCGATACCAAACGCAAGCGCCACATGGTGGGAGGCATTCTGATGAGTGTCTCCCTTTTCTTTGGCGGACTGGCGTTTACCATGATGACGATCAAAGGAGACATCGACAATGAACAAGACCGTGCGTGATATTCTGCTCTTTGCAGCAGGCTTTGGGGCAGGTGCCCTTGTGATGCACACCGTTTTCGAGAAGAAATACGAGACCTATTACGGCAAACAGTACGAGGCCGAGCGTGAGAATCTGCGGCAGAAGGAAGCCGATATGGACAAGACCATCGAAGAAATGGCGACCCAGAAGAGCTTTGAACAGCTGGCCGGGAAGTACCGTACCGAATCTGACCCGGAAGATGTGGTGGCACATGAGGCCATCGAAGTCATTGAGCCGGATCAGTTTGGTGAGCTGGACGACTACGAGACTTCCTTCCTGACCTACTACGCAGACGGAAAGCTGGTGTTCGATACGGAGGATCAGCCCGTGGACGAAGATGATATTCCGAAGATCATCGGCAACGAGGCACTGGACCGCATTGGCGAGTTCGCACCGAACGCTGTTCATGTTCGCAACCACAACTACCACAAGGACTACGAGATTCTCCGGGTTCGGGAGAACTGGCCCGGCAACCACGACGATGAGGAGGATGAATGAACTTTATGAGGGAGACGGAGCAGTATTATGACTGGCTCTACAAGATCGTCTGCGGCGAATGGGAACCCCGGAACCTCAGCTTTCACCGCTTGCTGATGTATCTTTTTAACCGGGATTATATTCCAGCGTGCGAAATGGATGTCTGCCGGGCAACGGACGGTATCAACCTGCGGTACCGCTTTGCATCGGAGAATAATATTCCGTACGGGAAGATCGATGCGGTATTTCAGGGCGTACCCTGCTCTATGCTGGAGATGATGGTTGCGCTGGCGATTCGCATCGAGGAGCACATCATGGAAGACCGCAGCATGGGCAACCGTGTGGGGCAGTGGTTCTGGAGCATGGTCGTCAGCCTGGGTCTGGCTGCCATGGACGACACCCGTTTCAGCGAAGAGCGCGCGGAACCGATCCTGGCCCGGTTTATGGATCGGGACTATCAGCCGAACGGGGCTGGCGGTCTTTTTACGATTACCCGTACGTCCATTGACATGCGTACCATTGATATTTGGTACCAGTTGATGAGCTGGTTGAATGAGAATGAGTTTTGATGACGTATGAATCAAAAATCTGCATCCCTATGGAAGGATTTGTTGAGAAGATACTCGACGATTCCCATGTGATGCTGCGAATCACGGCGTGCCGAGACGAGAATAACATTGGTCGGCTGATTCTGGCTGACCCGAATTACTGGAGGAAAATTGACAATGGAACTGACTGATATTTTGATCGACCTGAGCAACAGCAAGGCTGCACTGGAGGTGGCCAATCACACCATCCGCCGCATGAAGGGCAAGTGCATCCGGAAGAACATTCTCATCGCTGGTCTGCTGTGGTTCGGCTTTGTTTCCTGCAAGATGGTGAACGAAGCAGAAAAACAGCGCAAGGAAGCCGATGAGCGTGCCCGCGAGGCAGAGGCAGCGCTGGCCCAGATGACCCTCCAGAAAGAGAAAGACGTATAAAAACCTCGGAGAAAGGAGGAAGTCAGTTACAAATGATTGATTTCCTGATGATTGCAACGCGGACGGGAAAACGCGGGACAATCGAAATTTATCCCAAATTCATCATCAAGAAGTCGAAAGACCTGATGATCCGGGGTTCTGATTTTTATGCGGTCTGGATGGAAGAGCGGGGGCTTTGGAGCACGGACGAACAGGATGCGCTCCAGATGATCGACCGCGCGCTGGATATTTACGCGGAGGAACACAAGCAGGTCTTCAATGACAGCTACCGTGTTCTGCACATGTGGGACGCGGAGAGCGGGATGATTGACAACTGGCACAAATACTGTCAGCGTCAGATGCGGGACAACTATCACACCCTTGACGATACGTTGATATTTGCGAACACCCCGGTCAAGAAGGAAAGCTATGCGTCGAAGCGGCTGCCGTATCTTCTGGAGGAGGGGAACATCAGCGCCTACGACGAGCTGATGACTACCTTATATTCTCCCGAGGAGCGGAAAAAGATCGAATGGGCGGTTGGCGCGATCGTGAACGGCGATTCCCGCAAGATCCAGAAGTTCCTCGTGCTCTACGGCCCACCCGGAAGCGGCAAATCGACCGTGCTGAACATCGTCCAGAAACTTTTCGACGGGTACTGGTCGGTGTTCGACTCCAAGGTGCTGGGGTCATCGTCCAATGCGTTTGCGCTGGAGGCGTTCAAATCGAACCCGCTGATCGCGATCCAGCATGACGGTGACCTTTCCCGCATCGAAGACAACACCCGGCTGAACTCGTTGGTATCCCACGAGACCATGCTGGTGAACGAGAAGTTCCGCAGCCAGTATTCCAGCCAGTTCAAGTGTTTCATGTTTCTGGGTACCAACAAGCCCGTTAAGATCACGGATGCAAAATCGGGCCTGATCCGACGACTGATCGATGTGGAACCTACCGGCGAAAAGATCCCTGCAAAAAAGTACCGTGACCTTGTAGCGAAGGTGGACTTTGAGCTGGGCGGCATCGCATGGCACTGCAAGGAAGTATACGAGCAGAACAAGCATCTCTACGATGATTATATTCCGACCCGTATGCTGGGTGCATCGAACGACTTTTACAACTTTATGCTGGATTCCTTTTATATTTTCAAGAAGGAGGACGGTGTATCCCTGAAGCGGGCCTGGGCGATGTACAACACCTACAATGACGAGGCAAAGGTGGCGTACCCATACTCACGCCGTGCGTTCCGGGAAGAGCTGATGAACTACTTCGAGGAGTACAAGGAACGCGCGGAGACCGTGAATGGCGAGCGGGTGCGGAGCTACTACAGCGGCTTCAAAGCGGAGAAATTCAAAGAGTTCCTTGACGAACCTGTGAAGGCAGAAGAACCCACTGCCGAGCCGGAAACGTCATGGATCGAGTTCAAGGAGCAGCATTCTCTCTTCAATGATATTTGCA